CAAGCTTAATCATACGGTCTACAAACTCTTTAGCACTATCCTCTGTTATCTTATCTTGACTATGATAGCAAGTTCTACCTGCTAATTCTATCATTTTATAAGGGTCTTTTTCCTCAATAATTTGTACACTAGATTCTATTAGTTTCATATTAGTTTAAAATTTCTATGGATATTATTTTTACTTGACTCATGTACACATGTCCTTCGTATTCTTGTAGTCCTTGCTGAACCATATAGTACTTGTCGTCTATCTTTACTATCTCAGACCATCCGTCATCTGCAGGACCTATATATGTAGATCTATTATACATTTCTGCAGATTTATCAAACGGAATAGTATTACCTATTATTTCGTATTCTATATTCATATTACTAATAACGCAAATATTAAGAATAATTACAGATATTTAACATAAATTAAACATATTTTAAAAATAAAATATAAAAAATATTTTATAAAATTTTTTTGAGAGAGGTGGTGCGTGTGTGGAATTAAAAAAATATAAAATACCCCCGCGTGTGCGAAACAGCAAAGATTCACTCCCCTCTATTAAGTATCGGCAGGGAACACCCCGTACTAATTTGGTATTGGCGTTCCCTTTTATCGTGTATTGTGTAATTCTTAAATTGTGTAGTTATGAAATGTAATGTAACAAGTTTTGTTAAAGTTGAGAGAGAGAACGAAATGCCGTACTTTATCATTAAAGCAACGGGAGTTGAGGGTGACGAGAGTGCAAACGTAGTAGATGAGGACGGTTGTATTAATCCGTTTGCCATGATGTCAAGGCGTTTCAACTTTACAAAAACACTTTTCCCGTCAACGGACAAACAAGTAGAGCAATTAGAAAAACTCTATGAGGTGGATGAAGATGGGAAAGTGGTTAAGGGTGCGCCTATACGGTTAATGTCGGTTTCTTGGGCAACGGGTACGGAGTTTTACATTCGCAAAGAAGGCTCTGTTACTGGTGTCTATGAAACGGAGGAGGAAGTAACGGAGAAGGTTGTTCGTAATGGCAAAACTATCGAAGTTACCAAAACTAAGTACATACCGAAAGTGTTTAAAAGTGTTAATTTAACACTGTTTGAAAATGCTGACGGTACATGTGCTGAGAACGGTGGAAATGCTGATGCCTTATGCAAAAGGACTTTTGAAAGGGGACTTGAATCAGGTGCATATATTCCATGCGAAACCGCAACCGACATTACCGAGGTAATCGCTTAATATATGGCGGTTTTCATCCAACAAGCACTGCCTACTGTTATGTAGGCTCTGCTTGCTTTGCAAATCAACATTTATTATCAACATAACAACTTTGCCTATGTATTCATTAATACACGGACTATTGAACATTCTATCTATCCTATTTTGTTATTACATTATAGGAGGGATTAATGGTGTAATCTTTTATCTCACCTTTAATGTGTTTCACATTCTATATCTTACTTTAAGATTAGATGATGAGTAAGAGAACAAAAAAAGTCTTAAGACTCGCAATAGTGCATGAGCGTTAGATGGCACTTACGTTTAGGTAGTAGTGTATAAAAACTACCAATCTGTTTCCAATAATATCATAACTAAAAAACTCAATAACTTCGGAGTAGCGTAAGCTACGGAGTTGTGTAACAATCCCAAGACATTGAGGGCACCAGTTTCTTATTAAAAAGCGAGACTATATTGTAAATTTGATTGATTAGTTCAAAGATGAGCGAAAAGGATTTAAAGCCTTTGTCAATTGATATTATATGATGCTGTAAATATAAGTTTTAGGTGTAAAATGCAATTTAATCATTAACTAAATAAATAATCATATGGAAGAAGGAATAAAAATAATAAGTAATTTATCTGAAATTTGTAACAATTCAGTAGTATTATGTAAATACGGAGAAATTGTTATACCAGCTTATGTATTAAATAATTTTAATAACATTTACTATCTTTATGCACAGAACAGAATTGTAGCCATTGAACTACAACACAGTATTGAAAATGATCCAATAACTGGAGATTTATACGATGAATGGCATCAAATTGATAGTACACTTATTTGTGATTATTGTATCATACCTGAAGCAGATT